ATGTGATTCATAGACATTCCTTTCGGCATACTCTGCGTATAATTCCAGTTAATCATGTCGCGAATTTCAAATCCGGCGATTTCACAACTCATCGCGATTGCGTGATATAACCGAGGAGACGAAAACGAGAGGAAATATGCACCTGGTTTCATTTTTTGAAACAAGAGTGTCGATAATTTCAAGTAATAATCGTACAATTCTTTCACTTGGCTCTTATCAAACTTCATTCCTTTTGGAAGATGTTTGATGTGGCTGTTTTTGACATCTTTCTTGATTTCTGTTGGAGACCATTTTGTGTCCAATTTGTCGATAAAATATGGTGGGTCGGTTATTACACAATCAATCGAATTGTCTGGCATTTTTTCCAATTCCTTCATACAGTCGTTGTGTATAATTTGAATGTTTTCCATGATTTGTTTCTTGTATTACTTGTGTCATTTGCGTTTATTATCCTTTTTGTATTCAATTTTTATTTCCGTGAAAACACAAAAGGAAACCAACTTAGAAGATTCCTATTCAAGAGTATAAATGGAATTTGTTTATGTGGTAGTTTGTGGATGTGAATGGGAAGATATGGCGATATTGTTGTCAAAGGAAAGTGCAATAAATGAATCAATAAACTATCCAAATGCTAGAGTTGAAATTTTCAGTAAAAATGACAAATCGGTATATTTACCTACTTATAATTATTACCAAAATGGAAAGCTTGTTGAAAACTCGAAATGAAAATGGTTGTTTCGTGTCATTTTTCTTTTGAGTCGTGTTTCGTTTTCTTTAGTTGTTTGACACCATACTTCTTATGTTGTCAAAAAATCAATATATTATCACACCATTTATGCTCTAAAGACCACCTGGAAACCCGACAAGATTTAAACCCACGCCTAACCCGGCTCCAGTTCGAGTACTGGCACCCATTGCTGGAATGTATGTGTCTAAAATACTAAATGTGGCAGCAGCGGTTAAAGCGATGCATCCAATCTCTTCTAGATTCAAAGAACGCTTTGGAATAGCATAGGCGGCGATGGCGACCATAAGACCTTCTACTAAATACTTGATGATTCTACGGACAAGTTCAGCAATATCTAACATTCTATAGTATAAAGTAAGAAAAAATATTTCATGGAAACATCAATGTCTAAATATACTTGTGTTAAAAATGAACTTAAAAAAATCGCGTAAATAAAATGTAAAAATGAGCAGCACAACAGGTTTTGAAAAAAAATACACAGAAGATGGACTACCAAATCCTAAATATGTAGATTTGTTGGAAGAAGACAAGCCTTTAGCCGGACAAAAATTCGTATGTATTTCTTTTGTTTCTCCAGATAAAATTCTAAAACAGAAAGAAATATTCTTTTTTGAAGAATTTCTTAAAAAGTGGGATTTCTCAAAGAGTATGGAAAAGTTTGTCCAATTCTTGAACTTTGTTTCATACAAATACAAGTTGGTTTTCGATGATTTGACCAAGGATTATCAAGAGTTCGTTAAAGAAGAACATTCGAATTTAATCAAGACTTCTATGGAAGACGATTACAAGACATTTTTGGACCAAAATGAGGAGGAACTAGAGAATGCATACAACATCAAAAACAACTTCCAGACTTCTACTAGAGGGCTAAAGGTTCGCGGTGTCTATCCAACTCTAGAGGAGGCCGAGTTGCGTTGTAAAATGTTGCGAGAGTTAGACCCAAATCATGATGTATTTGTGGGACCAGTTGGATTATGGATGCCGTGGGACCCAGAAGCATACAAGACTGGTCGTGTTGAATACATGGAAGACGAATTAAATCAATTGATGCAAGAAAAGATAAAGAACGAAGCAAATGCTAAAAACGCCTTTGAACAACGAGTCAAAGAAACCAAGAAGAAGGCCATTGAAGAAAACATTCAAAAAGCCGAAAAAACGGGTGCTTCATTAACACAGACCATAGATGAAGAAGGAAACTTGATTGGTGTAAACAACATGAATACTCAAGAGGCGACTTTTGCTCAACAGGGATTAGAACAAGATACTATTTCCACTGCCGACATTACCAAGGAATTATTTGAAGGAGACAATATTGTACTTGGAAAGTCCGATTATGGACAAAGTCAATTAGTAAGTGGACCGTTTGCAACCAAGAAAAAAGACTAAAGGATCTTGACTTGAGTTGTCCATTATTATCCGTACACTGACCTCATTTCAGCGTATGTCATGGGTCTTCCAGTTTTTTCTTTGAATTCCTCAATGCCTGTTTCCATAATATGATTTAAACAATTTATATTATGTTGTGCTGCTGCGGTAGATTCATCGGGACTGGTTGGTATATCAACAATTTCACCAGTAACATATGCATGAAGCAGTTTTGCTTCACCTTCTTTTTCTATTTTTTTCATGAGTTCAAGGTGATTGACCTTGGGAGTTTCATCGGAAACTTCCTTTTTTTCTAGTAAAGGGTTTTTTGTTTGTGGTGGGTTCATCTTATGCTGTATGTGATTCACTTATAATTTTATTTTAAAATCAATTTTTATTTTTGGGTAGTATTTACTCAAAAATGAAAAAGAACTACTGTGAATCATATGAAGCAAAGTATACTATGGAGTAACGGTTGTTGTATATAGATAGTCGTTGTTGAATAATTTTTTTAACCGCACCGCATTACTCATTTTTGTAGAAGAAATATTTTCATATTGGGCGGCCTTGGCAATTGTGTCCCATGAACCCAAGATTTCATTTGTTTCGCAATGTATTTTATATACTTTCTTACCAGTAGATGATGTTTTTTTACATTTGTAGTCTTCACTTTTCAAACATAAACCATAATAACCTTGTCCGTTTCCTTCAGATGTCCAAACTGTCGTATACATGACATGTTCACAATCTTTCAAATAATTTTTTATTTCAAACGCATCATCTTCTGTTGTTTTTTTGTCGACACTTTTTTTCCATTTTTGATATTCTTCTAGTAAAGTTGTATTCAATATGGTTCCACTAGGCGAAAATTTACATACTTGAAAAATAAATGTTTGGGCGTCGCTTTGTATATTATTTTTTTTGTATTCAATATTTTTCAAAGAAACTCCTTTGTAACCATAAACTACATGATTTTTATCTTGTTTTTCTAATCTGCATGGTTTGAAACGAGTAGTCAAATAGTGCTTGAATGCGTGAAATGTTTCTTTTTTAGGTTTCTCCTTCTTCCACAAACGATAGAGTCCTTCAATATCTTTGCTTGAAACCTCCACATCATCTCTAACCATACATTTTTCATCAATAAATTTATTGAAATTTTTTTTGATATCATTGTCATAAAATAATAACGGCGTTGTTTCAACGATATTCTCATCAAAATCGGTTTGACATTCAATTTCACTGGTTGAGATTTTTACTTCTGGTTTTGTTTTTTCAAGCAACTTGGTCAATTTCAATACTCTTCCTGAATTGTTTGATATACTAATAGTATCAAATAGATTGATTACATTTGATACAATCAATTTTGCTTCTTCGACATCTATTTGGAAAACCTCATCCTTTACCCTTGCAAATGATAACAATGAATGTATGCAATGTTCCACAGTTTTTATGTTTGTGTTTTCAACAGTATGAGTAAATTCTAATTTACCGTGTTTACTTATTTGCTTATATGGTTTGATTCTTTTGGAAACATTATGTGTAACGCCGATTTTCAATTCGGGTTTATCCCTGGTAGTGTCAATATTGAAAATATAAATCGTTGGGATTTCGTTACATTTGGTTATTTTTTCACTTTCTTCCAACATTTTTTTATTTTCTTCCAATTCTTTTTCTTTTATTGATAGTTGTTGTTTTTGTTCGCTAAGTTGTTTTTCAAGTTCGTATTTTCCATTCAAACGGATTTCTGTAATTACTTCACAAACCCAATTTTGGAATTTTTCTGCGATTGGTTTTCTTGATTTGAATAATACTTTATACAAACCTTTTTCCGTTAAAAATGTAACATCTTGTTCTCCGCCAAGGGTGTGCATACTATGCACTACCTTTTCGGTTTCATTAAAATCACGAATAACAGACCGAATAGTTGATATTTCTAATACATTTCCTATATCACTCGCACGAAATAAGGGATTATCATGGGTGCCTTTAATAACGATTTCAGTATGTAAATTATTTGAGTTGAATGCCTTAACTACTTCCATTATGGGTGTTATATAGTATATAACTACCTTTTTATTTAAGTTGTTTTAGTTATAGGTATAATATTAATTTTATTTATAAAAGGGTGTAAATAATACTTACACCCTTTTTGTCTATAAAAGGGAGTGCATACTATAGACTCCCTTTTGCATGTGCTGTCAGTAATAATGACAACGGTTTTTTGCTCTTTAAATCGCAAGAGCAAAAAGCAATATTTGTTCACGAACTTGCGGGAGAAAAACATTAATATCTTGCTTTGCCAGTTGGATGAGCAAGTTTTGCTTAACCTTAAAGTGAAGCAAATATTTTACTACCATTTCGTTTTCTTGACATTAATTTTCGGGCCTTGGCCGCGTTTCTTTTGATTATTTGGGTCATATTTCTCGTCTTCTTCGTCAGAGTTGATGTCTTTGGACATCTCCCAGAATTGTTTTGACCCTAGTTTGAAATCATTGTGAGAGTCAGCCTTATACCAACCGACGATATCCTGCAACTTATTTGATTTCGCATTGTTATTGATAACGAGACATTCGTAATTTTCTGTACATTGGTCCATGACTTGACAAAAGGACTCGAAAGTTGGAAACATACCGGCATAGTTCTCGTAGATACGCTTTCGATTGGCAATGTAAGGTTCTCTCAGGATAAAGACGAAGTCGATGTTTGTTCTTAAAGTGGGTGGTATTCCTAACGGATATTGCATTGTTATGATTAACATAATCTTCCAATGACGACCATTCATGAATAATAAACGCATCATTTTATCACGAGACCATGTAGCGTCGTATAGACAATCGTCCAGAATAACAAATGCCCTCGGGTCAATAGTACTTCTCTTGTAGGTCTCCATTTCCTTCTTAATCTGTCTCAACACAGTTTTCTGTCTTTTCAATATGTTCTCAATGATGGCAGTATTGTACTCGTTGTGAATAAAAAGTTTTGGGACTAATTTTCCATAGAAACCGTTTCCTTCTTCTGTGCCGGCAACAACCACTCCAAGAGGAATGTCTTGATGATAAAAAAGTAAATCACGCACTAAAAAACTTTTACCGGTGTCTCTTCTCCCAATCAAGACAACCACCGGACCTTTAGATTCATTTGGCTTGAAACTAATGGTTTTCATATCGAATTTTTTGAGTTCTAAAGTCATGTATATAAGATGGTTTAGAAAAAGAGAGAAACAAATGATACGCAAAATACTCAAAAATACTCAAAAATACTCAAAATACTCAAAAATATACAAAAATACACAAAAATACACAAAACCCCCAAAACAAAATAAGTTTAAAAGAGAGAAAAATACATATTAGATACTATTATATTCTTCTTGTAATGAGCGCCATGGATACAATTCACTATGAAAAAAGGAAAAACACCGATTTATTTGCGAATTTTAAGCAAGAAAAGTTTTTGGATTTGGAAGAAGTGCAGAATTACATTCCCATCTACAACAAATTATTTCTCTTGAATGAATCCAACTACAACTCAATCAACCTCAATCACTCCTGGTATATTAGCAACATTAAAAAGGAAATTATTGACAAGACGACCAACAAAAAATTATACAAGTGTGATTTGAAAAATATTGATAGCCAACAGCCGGCTAGAAAACAAAATGTGTTTTTCAAATTAGCGCCATTGATAGACCCCTTTAAATTTCTAGTAGGCAAGTTTGACTTGAGAGAACCACAGTATTACCAGTTACCAAAGTTGAATTCTCCAGAAATATCGCACCCCAAAATTGCCACCAATGAAAATAATTCCGCATATGTGGACAGTTTCTTTTCTTTTCTCTCGAATACACTTATCGACGAGCATCATTTCAAACACGGTGTAGAATATTATGGTTCTTTTTTAGCAATCAAGAAAAATTTCGCGGTGGACATCATTGACGATTTGGAATACTTGTGCAAATCCAAATATTTCATAGAGAACAAAAACAAACTGTTTCAGGTTGAGGATTATACCTATTTGTTCCAAAATGAATATTGCGGTGACGAAGAACGCAAGTTGCCTCCCATCAAGATAGACTACACAAACAGTAAAAAGTCAAACATTTCAATCAAGTCGATTGATGGCACACTCTTTGATGATGTGTTTGAGTCAAACAATGAAACTCATGATGTGGGAGAAATCGAAGAAAAACATTTTACGCTAGACGACATGAAAGAATTCAACATTGAACTACCCCATAGTGAAGTGAGAGAACAAAACGACACTGTGCTGAACACCTTGAGGTCTTCGTCGACATGTTCTTCGAGAACATCACACACTTCCAACAATTGTGATTCTTCCTTAGAACAATCGAGCATATGTTGTGACGATGAAGATGATGGTGAACAATACGACAATGAGAATGAAGACGATGACGAAGATGAAGACGATTATGAAGACGAAAAAATACATGCTACCTTCAATAAATTCCCAGTTCAGGTAATATGCATGGAACATTGCGAAACTACTTTTGACGAGCTTATTATGCACAATGAGCTTTCAAAAGAAGAATGGCTTTCCGCGTTGATGCAGATAATAATGATATTGATAACTTATCAAGAGACATTTTCATTCACACACAATGATTTACATACAAACAATGTCATGTTTAATGAAACAAATGAAAAATACTTGTACTACTTCTACAAACAAAAATACTATCGGGTTCCCACATACGGAAGGCTGTTTAAAATTATTGATTTTGGAAGATCTATTTATAAATTCAACGGCAAGGTATATTGTAGCGACAGTTTTCAAACCGGAGGTGATGCCGCAACGCAATACAACACCGAACCTTTTTTGAATCCACATAAACCCAGATTAGAACCAAATTATAGTTTTGATTTGTGTCGTTTAGCGTGTTCGATATTCGACTATGTCGTACCAGATTTTGATGAATTGAGCAATGTTATAGAAGAAAACCCAGTAGCGAAAATAATTGTAGACTGGTGTTTAGATGATAATGGTATAAATATCTTATACAAGAACAACGGTCAAGAGCGGTATCCTGATTTTAAAATGTATAAAATGATTGCTCGTTGCGTTCACAATCATACTCCCCAGCTTCAACTAGACCGACCAGAGTTTAGCGCATTTGTTGTTGCAAAAAATAAGGTTC